TGTTCAAACAACTGCATCTTCTGATTGGTATTACTGGTCCATATGTCCAGATCAATGGTGAGTTTGTATGGTACAGGCATGAGTCTTTCTACTTGGAAAGCATTGCCTTGTGTGGTCTCGTAACTTTCTGTGCCCGGATCCCAAGTTCGTTGACGCACAAATATTTTGTTCACATGATATGGCTCTTGCATGCGCTCACGGTCATAAGCAAGTGCAGTGATGTGGAAAGTCATCAAGGGCGTGGCATTTAATGAGTTAGCAGAATTCTGGTTCAGTATGGTCTGTGCATTTCTACTGGCATCACCATAGCGTATGGGCACACGAATTAAGTCGTTAGTACCTTGTTCGTTGCGTCCGTATTCAACTTCAAACAAGCTGAACATGCGTGTGAACTGCAATAGATAGCGACGAATTTGCTCGTCATAAAAAAACATTTGACTCATAGTCTATGCTCTGGATATAATACTTCGTCAATAAACTTTTTAATTACAGCTTCTTCCACACCCATGCTGATCATGCTGCGAGCCACATGTGGATTTAATTTGTTGTTGGCATTGTATCGACTTTGATTTGGCCAGTAATCATGTTCAGACTGTGCAGTTCGGCCCACATTGTTTAGATAGTAATCCAGGTTTGCTTCGGCCAGCTGGCACAAGTTTTCTAGTTCAGCTTCGTCGCTCACATTGCCTGCGGCCACAATGTTTGAACTGAAAATTTCGGCGGCCCATTGCGGTAATACTCTGGGTTTGTTCCAGGTCACATCTTTAACAGTTTCGGCAAAGTGTTTCATCATAAAGTGGTCGGGATCGCCGCCGTCACTGAAGTCATGAAATGCTCCTGTGATCTTGTTTGGTCCGCATACAGCATCAAACCCCCAGATTGGACTGGGATCATTATAATGCGGAAACACTGTGCAATGCAACACAAGAATCTTGTGACTGGCAGTTTTGTCCACAATCTCAACATGTGCTCTGCGATATGTAGGACTAGTGTACAGTCGATTATACCAGTCGTAGTGTTCGGCCACATCCACGATGGGTGTGCCTGTTTCTTTAAATCGTGATTCAAAGAACTCTGCTACTTTCAAGACTCGTTGCCAAAGATTAGTGGTCATATTCATTTAGTATTTGGATTGCCCAATCAAAGGCAATGTTGGCTTCTTCAGCCATGTCGTCAGATAGTTTGCTTCTCATAGCAGCAATCAACACAGGAGCATCTAAAAAATCCAAACTGCTGTGGGGCCCATCCACAAGTTTTTTTATCATCTGTCCACCAAACAAATCTCCCATGTGCCATGTGTACAAGTGTGCCATGATTCGTGTGGGGTCAGTTAGTGTTTGTATATAGTTATGATATTCTAGCACCGCAGGTTTGAATTCACGAGCACTGCCATCCATTTTTTCATAATCTTGTGCAAGCAATGCCGATCTACGCATGGGCTCTAGGTCACTCATCAGACCATGCTGGCTTGCTGCGGTTTCGATTGTGCTGTAGAACAATGTTTTTTGATAGGTAAAGTCTACCCAATGATCGCGTGGCAGGGTTTTTGCAAACACAGCTTTCATGAACTGTGTGGTTTCTGCTTCTCGATGTTTGTCTGCTGTGAGTTCTTTAAGGCTCATGTTTAGCTGCTTTCCTGGAATGGTTGTGTGGGTGGATATGGATTGGGCGGCAGATTGCCACCTTGATCACCATTGGCTAAATCAGGAACAAGAGCTTCACTCAGGCTCTGACGGCTAGGTATATTGCCAAGATCCGTGGTATTCACTGTGTATGTATTGTTAACGAAGCTGCTGCGTAAAGTATCGTTAGTGGATCCGGGAGTGAGATTGGTTCGTACCTTGCTCTCAATCTTGATCCAGGTTCTGCCACTGAATCGGAACAAACGATTGGGAAAGTAATCTAGTCTCAATGCAAATTGTCCAGCGATGGGATTGGGTGGAAAGTTAACTCCGGCTGTGACCGGCAAGCCATTGGGCGCAACTCCATCACCGGTCAAGTAACCTGCTGTGTATCCATCGGCAGTGGGTGTGATGCCTTGGTTGGCCACTGTGCGGCTGGCGTCGGTGATGGTGTAATCTGCGGTATAACTGGCAGATTCAGGGTTGGCAGGTGTGCCATCTGGATTGGTAGCAACAATGAAAAATTTCACAACATCAAATCCTGATGTGGGTACTTCTGCTTCGGCCTGAGCAAGTATAGCATCGTTGATCTCCAAGTTCCTTGGTCGTGTGCTTTGCTGATCTTCAATGGTGGTAGGATTAGTAACCAAGGTCCAATATTCCGTGTTGTTGATATCTGTGCCCGGCGGCACATTCTTGTTTGATGTGTAGTAAGTATCGCCTGAAAGCACTGTGACACCGCCTGGATAGAAATTGCCCGGATCCCAGATGTTGATGGGTTCAAAAGGCTGTTTGGTAATTTCATTGAATTCTTGACTGTTGACCATGGGCGTGGCCTTAACCCGCCACAGGTGAGGTAACCATGTTTGGCTAAAACCTTCACTAGCAAACGCCGCATCCTGGATCACATACCATTTGGGCAATGCTCTGGGTATGGCTGAATCTAATGGATTGTAGTCTCGGAGATTGGGCAGTTCTAAAACATCTCCATTCATGAGTTTGCGTCCCATGGTATCTATCATGTCATTGTAATGGAATGTGATGAACAAGGTATCGTTATTCAGGAACAGTCCAAACTGGGTGAGATCAAAGTCGATATCCTGCTGGCGATAAACGCCGCGCATGACATAGATATCATTATCGTATGCTCGATCACGATTTTCCAACAGCAGCAGGTCTTCGATAAACAGCGGGTTGGTCGAGTCGTATTTGGGCAAGGTAGCATCATTGTTGCCAGTGTTATCGTTGGTGAGAGGTCCCAGGTATTTGTGCAAATACATGTCCACACCGCCAACTGTGTACATTTCGGATATAGTGCGGTCAAAAAAACGGTAATCCGCAGTGCGATTGGGACGGTATAGACTGAGTCTTGGCATGGTGTTGTATTTATGGGCAGGTTGACCAGAAAGTCTACTTCAGTTATAATACTCACATGAAAGTCATAAAGCTAGATCGCAGATACAACCCGCACAAAGAAGCCGGGTATCAAGCCGGCCTGCGATTTGAGGGCTGGTGGGATCATAAAGACAAAATCTCCCAGATTGAATCAATCTGTCAAGCCCGCTTGAACAGCGGCTGGTCGGCCAAGAACTCTGATTGGCTTGCGTATTTTGGAAAACGGAGATACAGCATATCCGCACCCTATTACATCATGTTCCGCAGAGAATCAGACATGACATTTGTGCTGATGTGTGCGGACTTGACCAAAAAAGCCTGATGTGCTATAATTACATCATAAACACCAGCAAAGGACTCGTATGGCAACCCTAGCAGCAAAAACCAATGTCAAAGCATTGAACCCTCGCAGCCCTGACACCAAGTATGTGGGCAACGAACCCGAATGGCGTGTGCAGCCCACAAGCAATCGCGTGAGCAAATTCAGCAATGCGTTTGGCTGGTACAACTACTTCTACGGCAAGAAAGATGCCAAGGACTTTATCGCAAGTTACTTGGATGCACACAATCGTACTAAAGATGCTCGCCGTATCCGCACCTTGCCTGATAGCCAAATTCGACTGACCACAGGCTGGCTGTGCCGCATGGTCACCGTGGGACTGGAACTGGACGATCATGAACAGATCAAACTGGACAATCTGATCCTAGAACTGTTGGCAGAAAAACAAGCAGAACCTGTGGCAGCAGTGGAAGCGAAACCCGCTGGACCCACAATCCAAGATCGCTTGAAAGAAAAAGCTTCGGAATGTGCCGGCGAGATCGAAGGCCTGTTTGACGACTTTGTGGCCGCAGGCGCCAAGATGTCGGCACAGTTCCAACCCATCACCATCATCCGTGGACACAATGTGGCACCGCAGTTGATACATCAGATCCAGCAAATCTGGAAAGGTCATTTGACTGAACTAGAAGCAGTGGTAGCAGGCAAGGATGCACAATTGGTGGAAGGCTACGGTCGTTTTACCAAAACTCAGCTCAAGCAACTGGTAAAGTTTGCCGAGCAAGTGATCACTGACTGCAACAACTATGTGCAGATCAAGAAAGTGGAACGCAAACCACGGGCCAAGAAAGCAGTGAGTGCTGAAAAAGTCACAGCTAAGTTCAAGTATCTCAAGACATTCCCAGACCTCAAACTGGTAAGTGAGCCTGCGGTGAAACTGGTGGATGCCACTGAAGCTTGGCTTTACGACACTGTGAAACGCAAGCTGATCCATGTGGTTGGTGATGCACATCGCGGCAACTTCACTGTGAAGAGTTCTGCTGTGATTGGCTTTGACACCGGCACAAGTTCGCAGAAAACCCTGCGAAAGCCTGCAGAGACCTTGAAAGCACTGTTGGCAGCAGGCAAGCCGGCCACACGCAAGATCTTCAAAGAGTTAGGCACCACAGAGACCCAATGGAACGGGCGCGGCAACGATAACTTGATCATACTCAAGGTCTGGTAATGTGCTAAATATCAGGGACGGAGTCCCTGATGCAAGAACAACAACCCATAGACCTAGTAACACTCAAGAACAATCTTTTTGAGTATGTGCGCCTGCAACTGGGCAGTCAGATCATTGACATTGAACTGGACCCGGCTCACTTTGAAGCAGCATACCAGAAGACCATTGGCACTTACCGTCAACGGGCCAATAATGCGTATGAAGAATCATACAGCTTCATGCAGTTGGTTAACCAGCAAAATATCTACACTCTACCGCAGGAAGTGCAGAGTGTGCGACAGATCTTCAAACGCACCTTTGGTATAGCATCAGGGCCCATGGGCTCAAACTTTGATCCGTTCAGTCAAGCACAGATGAATGTGTACCTGATCAACTTCAACCAATCAGGTGGCCTAGCCACATACGATTTCTACAGCCAGTATGTGGAATTGGCTGCTAGGATGTTTGGTGGATTCCTAAATTACACCTGGAATCCCGTCACAAAGAAACTGCAAATCATCCGCAACCCAGCCGGAGGCGGTGAAGTGGTATTACTGTGGACCTACAATCTCAAGCCCGAGATACAGTTGTTGGCAGACTTTCAAATCCAGCAATGGATCAGAGATTACATGGTAGCAGTGAGCAAGATGATCATTGGTGAAGCCCGTGAGAAATTTGGCACTATTGCCGGGCCCAATGGCGGCGGCACATTGAACGGTACTGCTATGAAATCCGAAGCCAAAGCTGAAATGGATTCGTTAATTACACAATTGGTGAATTACGTGGACGGAAGTCAGCCATTAACCTTTGTGATTGGATGAGATCTGTGTTATAATCAGCACATGGCTGATTTAATGATTGATATTGAAACGGTAGGCACGGGCCCAGAAGCCTGTATTCTAACCATCGCTGCCCAGACATTTGACCCACTGGGCACTGGCTATCACACGCAACAATTCTACGCTCGAATTGATCCGGACAGCCAGCCCGACCGTAACATTGAACAGGGCACGATTGACTGGTGGGCCACACAACCCGCAGCCGCACAGGAAGAAGCATTTGGTTCAGACAATCGCATTCCGTTAGACACAGCACTGGAAGAACTGGGTCGACTGATCTGGCGATCAAAATCAATCTGGGCCAACGGTCCCACATTTGACATGAACATTCTTGAGCATGCTTACAAGAGTTTTCATCGTCCGCTGCCCTGGCAATACTATCGTGTGAGAGACGCTAGAACTGTGTATGCATTATATCCTGGATTAGGCAAACCGCCAACCAGCCAC